CTACTGGAGAAGTAGGTGATTATGCTGTAATGGAACTAGAAGAATATCATCCTATTTTTTATAAAGCGTATGATGGCACGTGGGTATTAGTAGGAAGTCAAGGCTGGCAACAAAAAGTACCAACTGCGGCATTTACTTTTACTACACCTGCATCTAGCGGCAATTTATTCATAAACGGTGATAGCGTAAGCATCACAGCCAACTCTAACATTAGTGTAGTTAATTCTGCAATTAATAGTGCAAGCATAACTGGTGTTACTTCTAGAGTAAGCGGTTCTACTTTAATAGTTACAGCAACACAGGAAGCAGGATTTGGTGGCAATAGTGGAGTTTTAGTAATTAATCGCACAGGTGGTTCAGTTACTAGCAACGCTATAATGACAATGTTAGGTTTACCTTTAAGTGCAACTAATATTACTTACCAAGCAGCAGTTACAGCCCAGGCTCCTTTCAATCAGGTCCCAAGATGGCAAACCACAGCTAATAACAAGCCCACTGGTAGTGTTTGGCAAAAAACAAGCACAAGTGGTGGTGGAGTAAGTATTAGTGTTAAAAGATATAACGAGCTTACCGAACAATGGCAAGCTCAAAATGTTACAAGTTGGATAGGCGTATTTGACGCTACTTACAATTTAGACAAAACAGGTGGTGGAAAAAATATCCCACAAGGAACTATATTTAATGCTTACAGTGCTTTAGATTCTAATGCAACAGAAGGCAACTTACCACGTCTAGGTGGTCAGCTTTTCCGCAGACGCCTAGCAGCTGGTGCTGCATTGACAGTTGCAAGCACAAATACCTATGCTAACACATCTGTTAACATTAGAACGGGCTTAGTTGCTACTAGCACATTTAGCCTAACATTTAGAGCATCACCTAGTGATACTAGTACTACTACTGTAAGTGGTAGTATAACTGGCAGTTCATTCACTGTTGCAGATTTTATCAATGCTGTTAATGCAGTTGGTAGTCAGGTGGTTTACGCTAGTTTCAACAGCGATGGAAAAATTGTAATTACACACAAAGATGGCGGCGATGTTCAGGTTGAAGATGGCACAAATCTTCCATTTACCTATGCAGGTTTTGGAACTGCTGCGGACGATACTTATCCATCTCTAGAGCTAGGAGACACATTTGCACTTACTGGATGGACAGACCTTGCTTCTTACAATAATGGTGAAGGCTACAGTTCACAGGACACAGCACCCACAGTAGAACCAGCAAATAACACGCTTTGGTATAACGACAGTGCAACTAGGGTGGACATCCTTGTCAAGGACGGTGCAGGTAACTGGAGAAATTATAGAGCCCTAGACGCAGATTATCGCGGTTACGATCTAACTGCTACTGATCCAGAAGGACCAATTATAAGTGCAAGTGAGCCTAGCACACAAAGTGATGGTGAAACAGCACTTGCCTACGGTGATCTTTGGGTTGATACTGGTGACCTCGACAACTTCCCAATGATTTATCGTTGGCAGATACAGGATGGCGCAGATCAGTGGGTACTAATAGACAAAACTGATAGCACAAGTCCAGCCGGTATTATTTTTGCAGATGCACGTTGGGCAAGATATGGAAACGTTAACCCTGCAACTGGTGCCCTACCAACAATCGCAGATTTAAGCAGCGCAGCCTGGGAAACAACTAATAGTAGCGGAGAAGACACTGCCTACCTAGATCTAGATGCACCTGATCCTGCACTCTATCCTGAAGGTATGCTACTGTTTAACACAAGAGCAAGTAGCTACGGTGTAAAACAATATCGTTCAAATTACTTTAGCCCAGCTAATTGGCCAGAAACGGCAGCAGATGCTGGAAGTGATATGAACACAGATCCAAATTGGCAGACTGGCGCCTGGGTAAATGTAAGTGGTGTGGATAGCCGTGGATTGCCTAATTTTGGTAGAAAAGCTCAACGTGGATTTGTAGTTGCTAAACTACAGGCAGCAATTGATGCAAGTGATGGACTACGTGAAGAATCAAATATCTTTAATATTATCTGCTGCCCAGGTTATCCTGAGCTATTAGATAATATGGTAGCTCTTAATACAGACAGAGAAGAAACAGCTTTTGTTATTGGTGACGTTCCATTACGTTTACCAGCAACTGGAACAGCTATCCAGGCCTGGGCCACAAACACCAATAGTTATGATGTTGTTGGTGAAGCAGGACTTACAGTAGCAAGTCCCTACGCTGCTGTCTATTTCCCACACGCTCAGACTAATGACTTATCTGGAAATGAAATCGTTGTACCAGCAAGTCACGTAGCTCTACGTAATATGATCAAGAGTGATAATCAGAGCTATCCTTGGTTCGCTCCAGCAGGTACACGTCGTGGACTAGTAGACAATGCTAGTGCAATTGGTTACATTGACAGTGTGACAGGAAGATTTGTAAGTGTTGGTGTAACGCAGGGACTAAGAGATGTTATGTACAATAACAAAGTTAATCCATTGTCTGTATTACCAGGCGCTGGTTTGATGGTTTATGGACAAAAAACTCTCAACCCAAATGCAAGTTCACTGGATCGTATCAATGTTGCACGTCTAGTTAACTATGTTCGCAGACAATTAACTATTGCTACAAGACCGTTCATTTTTGAACCAAACGACACTATTACACGTAATAGTGTACAAACAGTTGTTAGTGGATTCCTAGTTGATCTAGTAGCTAAACGAGGCATTTATGATTTCCTAGTAGTTTGTGACGATAGTAACAATACTGCTAGCAGAATAGCAAACAATGAACTATGGGTAGATGTAGCTATACAGCCTATTAAAGCTGTTGAGTTTATCTACATTCCAATTAGATTAAAGAACCCAGGAGACCTAGAGGTATAATATGGCAAATTTAAATAATTTTACAGTACCCATTAAAGGGGAAACAGCAACACAGGGCCTATTGATGCCTAAATTAAAGTTCCGCTTTAGAGGATACTTTTACGGGTTCGGATCAGATGGCACAAATAGTAACACACTGGAAATTAGCAAACAAATTGTAACATTTGCTAGACCACAAATTACTTTTGATCCAATCGAACTACCTGTGTATAACAGCAAGGCTTACATTGCAGGTCGTCCAACTTGGAACCCAGTGAGCGTAACACTAAGAGATGATGCTGCTGGTGGTGTAGCCAAGGCGATTGCCGAGCAACTACAAAAGCAATATGATTTCTATGAGCAAGCTAGTGCCGCTAGCGGTGTAGACTACAAGTTCCGTACAGTGCTTGAAGTACTAGACGGTGGCAATGGTGTAGTAGAACCAGAAGTTCTAGAAAGCTGGGAACTATTTGGTTGCTTCCTAACAGACGTAAACTACAATGATATGGATTACGGTAGTAATGATCCAGTGACAATTACATTAAGTATTCGTTACGATAACGCTCTACAAGATGTAACACCTAGAGCGCCAGTTAAGACCAGAACAACAAGAGGTTCTGTAACCGGTGGTGCAGTGTAAAAACAATAACAGTAGCAGTAAACAAACAACCCGCGGAAGCGGGTTTTTTGTTGGCTAAATATCATTATGGGACTAGACATTGGAAGTATAACAAAAGCAGCAAGTAATCCTGCATCTTTGTTCAAGAGTGGTAATAAACCACTCAAGGGTAAAACACACCCCTACGATCACGCGACAAAGTTATATATTGCAGATGGACTAAAACTTGCTCCTAAAAACAGATATCTCTACTATGTAAGTATTAACATAGGAGTAGGAGCTCAAACAGCATCTGGTATTTTAGATAGTGTACTAGGCGGTGGCGGTGGTGTATCCAGTCTAAGCTTAATACAACAGTACGAAGCAGGAATGCTGGTAAAAAGTGTGGACCTACCTAAGTTTTCAATGGACGTTAAAACAATTAATTCTTATAATAAAAAGAATATTGTACAAACTGCCATTAAGTATGAACCAATTAGTATAACATTTCACGATGACAGTGCAGATATAGTTACTAGACTCTGGAATGATTATTATACCTATTATTACCGCGATAGCGACTACAGTAGGGAAAGCTACCAACAACATCATATCAATACTGGCATCTATGCAGGTAGAACTGACGATCGCTGGGGTTACACGATACGCAATGCAGGCTTAGAGCCTTTTTTACGTAATATTCAAATATTCAGTTTGCATAATAAAAGGTTCACTGAATACACTCTTATTAATCCCTACATCACAAGCTGGCGCCACGGCACACATAGCGCCGAGGCTGGCAATGACATAATGGAAAATCAAATGACCATTATGTATGAAACTGTAAAATATAAAACAGGTTCAGTTAATGCTATAGATGTGAACGGCTTTGGAACATTACACTATGACAACACTGCTAGTCCTATCTCCGGTGGTGGTATGTTCGGACAGATAGTGGGTGGTATAGCGGAAAGTGTGCTTGGCGGTGGTGGCGATCTAGCAAGACCGGATGGAAGTGAAAATAAAGGTAGTATATTTTCTCAAATTGCTGGTGCTGCTGGTGCCATTAATGCACTTGGTGGAGTAAATCTGGCTCAAGTAGGCGCAGGGGTACTGGGAAAAATAGGTGGAGATGCACTCAAAGGTGCAACAAACGGAATAAGTATACCTAGTTTAAGTGATGTGTTAAAAGGCGCCGGAGAAAAAATAAGTCAGTCTCCCACATTAAGTAAATTGTCTAATAAAATTAGCGGAGCTTTGCAGGGAGGATTAAACGGAGCCAATGTGCCTACTAATGGCGTTCCGACAGGTGGACTTGGTCTCACTGGTG